TCCTTATTTATCGATGCCTGGATCTACTAGCACCACTTTTATTAGTGTAGATTGGATGCAAATTAAAGATAGTGCTGGAAATAGAAAATTTTTAATTCAAAAAGATTTGTCTTTTTTAACAGAATATAATAAAAACAGTAATACAACTGGCGTACCTAAGTATTATGGAAATTGGGATAATGATACTATTTACCTCGCTCCCACACCAAGTTCGGGATTTATAGTAGAGCTTGCTTTAAATAAGATGCCAGATAGCTTAAAGGACGCGGGAGCGTCGGGCTCAACTTGGTTGAGTACCAACGGTAATGATGTTCTTCTTTATGGATGCCTGGTTGAAGCTTATAAGTTTTTGAAAGGCCCTGCTGATATGTTGCAGATGTACCAACAATCTTTTCAAGAGGCAATGAAAGTATTTGCCATTGAACAACAGGGACGACGAAGACGCAGTGAATTTTTTGATGGAGTCTTGAGGATACCTCTTGAATCTGTCCAACCATAACTTTTAAGGAGAAACTATGGCTATTGAACAATGTGTTGTTAAATCGTTTAAGACCGAAATATTAAAGGGTCTGCAAGATTTTACCGCATCTACTGGCAATTCTTTCAAATTAGCGCTTTTTGATTCTGAAGTAACGTTGAATAATACAACAACGGCTTATGAAACAACAGATGAAGTGGGTAATTCTGGAACGTATACTGCTGGTGGTGGAGCTGCTACTGTAGAATCGACTTATCCTAAATTAGATAATACAACTGCGGTTGTAGATTTTGCGGATGTGTCTTTTACTTCAGCAACGATATCAGCCCAGGCTGCGGTAATTTACAATAACTCAACTGTATCAGGTTTAACAACTAATGCTGCAGTATGTATATTGGATTTTGGTGGAGTTAAATCTTCCACTGCTGGAACTTTTACAATTTCATTTCCTGCTGCTGAAGACGATAGTGCTATCTTGCGCATAGCCTAGTTAGGAGGCTAGATGGCCAGTATTCAAGGCTGGGGACGTGAAACGTGGGGCTCAGGTGCGTGGAGTGAATATGCTCCTATTAATGTTACTGGTCAAAGTGCTACGGTCACTCTAGGAACCGGTTTTAGCGTTTCTACTGATCAATTTATTGTTGTTACCGGACAATCAACGACTGCTACGGCAGGCGATGCTACTTCTACTGGTATTGCTTTAGTTAATCTTACAGGCGAGCAACTAGACTGGACTATTGGGCAAATTACAGCCGGGACCGGTCAATTCATTCAAGTTACAGGTGTTAATACCAATCTTACCGTTGGTCTAGGGGATACCACTGAATCTGTTTCAAAAACTACAGGGTGGAACCGTGACACAGATATTAATACTGGAGCTGCTATTGGTTGGGGAGACCAACAATGGGGAGCTGAAGGAATTACTAATAGTGTTACAGGTCAATCTGCTACAGCCAGCACCGAAGATGTATCTTCTGTTACGGGAGATGCTAATCAAACACCAGATTCCCAGGTTGCTACTTTTACTATTGGCACTTATGCTGTCAGCGGAGATAATAATATCACTATTGTTGCTGCTCCTGAACATGCTGTTACGGCTTCGGTTAATGATGTTACTATTCATATTGCTACCCAACCTGCTATTACAGGGCAAGCTCTAACGGCTGCGGTAGGCGATGCTACGGCTCCGGCCAAAGCACAACCCACAGGGGTGGAGGCAACAGTTTCCGAAGGAGATGTTACCCAAGAAACTATTTATACTTTCACAGGTGTTTCTGCTACTTTAAGTGTAGGAGATGCGGGGGTAGCTGCAGGGGCTCTTGTAGAACCAACTGGAAATCAGTTGACTTCCTCAGTGGGTAGTTTAAGAATAACCAACTGGTCTATTGTAGACGACAGCCAAACTGCAGACTGGAATAATGTATCATTGGCTGCATAAAATGTTTTCTTTATTAATAAAAGGTGTTAAATAATAAGCTATGGTATCGACGTACTCAACAGGATTAAGAACAGAATTACAAGTTACAGGAGAAAATTCAGGGACGTGGGGAACCATTACCAATAGTAATTTTTCTCAGGTTTTTGAATTTGCTATTGCGGGCGTTTATGCCAAGACATTAACTGATGGGGATACAACTCTTACTAATACAGATGGTCCTCAAACTCAGGCCAATAACGAAGCGCGGCAGAATACTCTTATTCTTTCCGGAACTCTGACAGCCGTTCGTGTTGTTCAGTTCCCGGCTACACAAAAAACTTACATGGTTTACAATAACACTGGGGGCGGATATGCTTTAACACTACGCCTGGGTGCGAGTGGAAATACGATGTCCGTGGTCAACGGAAAAATGCGTATCGTCGCTACAGACGGAACCAACTGGTATGATGTATTTAGTTTAGCTGGATTAGGAGAGTCATGGGTGGAAAAAGCAACTGGCGACTCCCCTTACACAGCTTCAGACGGGGATAATATTTTTTGTGATTGCTCAAGCGGGGCAATTACCATAACATTACCCGCCTCTCCCACAATTGGAATGCAAGTGAAAATTGTTGATGGGGACGGAAATGCGGGAACCAATAACATTACGGTTGATGGCGGCTCTGAAAAAGTTCAAGGAGACGCAGCCGATATGATAATTTCCACTAACAGTGCAGGAGTTTCTTTGGTATATTATGATTCAACTGAAGGGTGGAGACTAAAATATAATGACTAATTTACAAGATTTTACAAATAGAAGTGAAGTTGGCACCATTAAGCCTTGGGGTAAAGCAACTGCTCCTAATGGTTATGTATTATGTGATGGAACCGCTATTTCACGAACAACATATGCTGAATTATTTGCTGTAATTTCTACAACTTATGGGGTAGGAGATGGCTCTTCAACTTTCAACGTACCTCAACTTCAAGGAAAAACTCCTCAAGGTTATGATGGTAATACTTATAATCTAGCAGGCACAGGAGGCGCGAATACTGTAACAGTAGCCTTGACTAATAACCAATCTGTTTCTGCTACAAGCACGGTGGCTAATAACCAAGCCGTGACGGTAACAGGAAGTATTTCTAATACTTCTGTGACCGAGGCTCAATTAGCCAGTCACAGTCATGGTTTACCCCCTGGAAGAGGAAGTCCAGGTAACCAACTTGGTAAGGGTGGGGATAACCAAGCTTCTATGCCTAATACTAATGCGGCCGGAAGTGGAACAGGTCATACTCACTCTCATACATTAGCAGGGACGTTAACAGGAACATTAGCTGTGACTACAACAGGAACACTAACAGGAACAGTAACAGCGGCGGGAAATAATTCTTTTTCACCGTACCTGGTTGTTAACTATATTATAAAACACTAGGAGATATTAATGGCAACACAAATTGTAATAGCAAATGGAGAAAGTGTCTTAGTAGATAATTCATTTTTAATTCACTGGGCAGATAAAGGAAATGCAATGCCTTCTCTTCCTGCTACAATTCATTTTGTTATTTGGAATGATCTGGTTGGACAAAATGAAATTCAAAATAAAGATGCTTCTACGGGTAACATGACAGGTAATACTGATTTAAATTCTACATCTGATTCTGTTGGATCAACTACTATAGGTGATTTATTAACATGGGGAGAAACCCGTAAAGGTCAGATTGAAACAGCGATCTCTGATTATGAGACTGCTTGGGAAAGTGCAAGAACGGCATGGATTAATGGTGGAGGCACCAGAGAAACTTTTAATGCTGAGGAAGCACCCGCAGCTTGGGATTGGTCAAAAACTTGGGTTGATTACGACCCTAATTATTCGTAATAGTATATTCTTCTTTCTGGTCTGCGTAAGGGCCATTTAAATCAACATAATGCACGAAAATTTGATGGTGCCAATATTCTTTTGGCTGTTGAAAAACAGGTCTCCAATGCTCTATTTCACATCCTTTATAGATTACCCCGTCTCCTGATTTAATAACTATGGGTATATCCCCCATGCAAAGAGGCCATTTATAATTTTTATCTTCGTAAAAATATTTTAAAGTTATGGAAGCGCTTATTTCACAAGCCTTTCTATCCGTGTGTTTTTCTAATTCAGCTCCTCCTAAATAAAGTCTGCTCAAACTGTAAATAGGTTTTAATTTTAAATTAGTTTGTTGTTCCATAATAGGAAGTAAATGATGGATTAAATGTTGAAAAATTTCTGACTCGCTGGAATGAAAGGAAAGAGATAAAGGAACTTGAGTATCTGGGAGTGCTTTTTTATAAATTTTTAAATGCCAAGTAGACAGATATTCTACCAAATCCATGG